CTTGTTCTTGTTCTTGCTTTTGCTTTTGTTCCATTAACCTTCTATCCACTTCAGTATTATCTGCTTTACCAGTATTCACAATACATTCCTTTCTTCCTCTGTTAGAAGACTCCAGTCCACGAACTTAACTTCTGCAGCCACTTCCTTCCTAGGAAGCCAACCTTTATCCTTAATATATTGCACCTTCTCTGCGAGTTGCAGATTATTAAGTATCTCTCCGAGTAGAACAATCCTATCTAAATCTTTTCTAACTACTGTCCATAGCTGCTTAACTGTCATCGGTGCTTTAGCTGCATTAAGAGCTTCTATAATCTTATGAGATACATCACTATGTTTACTCTTACCGAACTCTCCAATACTAAGAGGCATAGTTATTTCTATTGCTGAAAGCATAGTATTAGCATATATTACTACTTCTTCTGTAATACTCTCTACTCTCATAACGGCACTTGTAATTATACAAAGTTTAAGTAAATGGACTCTCCTTCTATTATTATATCCCTTAAAGCGGGGGTCTTTAACTCCTGTATGAGAGATATAAATATCTTCTATAAGCGCCCTCGCACTATTAGTTACCAAAAGCTCCCCTCGTCTAGCAAAAGCTCTTTTTTGAATTTCTCTAATTCTTTCAACAATAATACCAGTTGCCTCTTGTGAAGGAGTAACAGGAAATGTAATCTTTCTTCCCGTAGGAGTGCCATGTATAAGTAGCAATCTAGCGAGAAATCCATGTCCGAGTATCTCTGGAGGGAAAGCTCTAGCAAAATTCTCTTGTGTATTTCCTCCAAGCAAGGAGATAGTTGGTTGATAGATTGAGACTGATTTACTATTCTTGACTTTATCTGTATACGGTGCCGACTCATCATTCCAATCCCATAAGTTACCTAGTGTTGTGTAGAAGTCTATATTTCCTGCACTCACAAATTCATTCCATTCATCAGCTACTATAAATACTTCTGCAGGATCTTTCTCATTCCTATCTGCTCCCCATAAGTTTATTTCTGTAATATCTTGCCCATTCTTTACTTTTCCAGCAAGAGAAGCTGCACTACTATCATCACTACCATCAAGATCTAAGAGAAACTTTTCCCTACTACTTCTATCTGCGGAGAATGTAGTATATCCTGCATCTCGAAAAAGTAATTTTGTCGTCTTAATAGCTACACTCTTTCCTGCACCAGGATCACCTAAAAGCATACTGTAGAAATTAGGATATAACTTCGAGTGTCCAAATGGAATGTATAGACTTCTCCCAAGTAAAGCTCCTATTGCTGTTATAGCACTCCACCTATAGTAGACCCTCGGTGACTCAGTGCCATTTACGTAGGTTAAGTAGTCAGTTAAGAAGTCTGCCACTTTATTATTTCTTATTAATAATAAGAAAGTTCTCTATTAGGGTCATCATCGCGATATCCTCCTACTCAGAGTAAGCGCATAACTTCTACTCTACTCCATCTCTCAGCCTCTCCTTTTAAGTCAACTGGAACAGTAAGTACTCGTGTCTTTCCAAAGATATCAGTAACAGCTATTGGTATCTTCATTTTATCCTTAACTGCAAAAGCTAAATCTTTTCTTCCCTTTTTATACTGGAATAAAATACTATCATGTATCTGCGGCCCTAATTTGAAATCTCTAGGATTAGGAATTGCTACTTCTTGAAACACGCGTAAGTAAGCTTTATTCAACTGCATAGCAGCTAAAGATTGTGGTTTATGTGCTGCATAAGCATTCATCATATGTTTACTGGTAATAGGATTACCGAAGCATCTACGTGTCCAATCTGTAGGTCCTATAAGGAAACCAGTTCCCATTACTTCCTCTCTTATCTTATCATAAGCGGCGCCTCTAACTACTGGATACGTCTCATCGAACCTACTTAGTAGATATTTACAGACACGTAATAAAGACCATTGAGCAGGTAAAGATAATAATAATTGCGCCCTTCTGACATTTGCGATACCCATGGTATCAAGCATAACTTGCTCTTGCATATTATAATTAGCGCCATGATTTATTCTCTTTCCTATATTATTCCGAAGCTCTTTATCAATTGTCTTATGATGCCACTCCTTTAATTCTTCATTATAAATTGACTCAACAATTTTATTATATGGTACTCCAAAGAAACTACTAGCATTGATACCATGAAAATCGCGAGTGATATCATCTACAGCAGCAATAAGCTTCGTATCTCCACTAATATAAGCTGTTCCCCGGGCTTCATTCTGAGCGTAGTCTGCTTCTCCAAAGAAGAAGCCATTATCTGCTATTATTCCCTCCTTGACTTGTATATCATCTCTATCTCTTGGTATATTCTGTATCTGCCAACCACACCAGAATTGGCTTTCTTTACTTGCTAATCTACCAGTATCTGTTCCATGAGGATTAAGGGCGTAGAACATTCGTCCATGCCAAGTCTTACTTCTACCCTTTGGATCAGTATCTCGTAGATAAGTACCTACCATCTTTCTATCTTCACGATACTTCTTAATTGCGATTACTATTCTTCTATTAATAGGATGTCTATCTGCTACTCTATCTATATTCTTGGCATCAGTACTTTTAAGATCACCACTACCAAGTGCATCAAAGAGACGAAGTGTTTGTTGCCAACTTCCTGGATTGTAAGAAGGACAACCTACCATCTTCTGGAGAGAGATAAGTTGTTTCTCTAAAGAAATAGTAAAGCGTTCCTCTTCAGCTGCCATAGCAGCTTGATCTCTCTTAAGTCCTATCATCTCTGTGAGAAGACAAGGGAATACTAATGGAAATTCTTGATAATAGTTCTTCCATACATAAGGAGGAACTTCTAGTATCATAGATAACCAGCTTATTGCTGTGGCAAAGCAATCCTTAGCGTTATACCTATAGTATTCCATAATATCTGTCGTCACGGACTCATTTTTCCAGTAATGCCACTCCCTAATGGTAAATGTTGCAATAAAGGCCAAATCTTTTGGCAACTCCGATAACCAGGAGTGAAAGAGGTTAATCGTATCTCCTCCCCAGTTATATGTGATGCAATTGAAACGGAGCAGATAGGCGTTGTCATATTTACCATTCTGGAAAACTTTCATTGTTGGTAAGGCAAGAAGTGTTCTTATGAAGGCGATATTATACATATCCGTAAAAGGAACTACTATTGTCTGTGTATCATAACAGTCAGTAATAGCATCTATTAGCACTACAGCGGTAAATCCTACGCAGGTTATTACTCTATCATCTTCCGCCCCTGTCTCTATATCACAACTCATAAAAGCTGCTTTAGAGAACAGTCTAATATACCGCTCTGTATTTTGTGGATTAAAGACTTCCCAATGAAAGTCAGATATCTGTAACCATTTTTTAGGTGTTATGAACTTACTAAGGTATCTTTGGTATAGAAACTTTCCATATGTAACACTTATAATATGCTTAATAGGAGGAAGTATAAGCCACTCTACTCCAGCTTTTACTATGAGAGAACCTGCGTAATCATCTATAGTTGGTAATCTACTCTTGCTATGGCCCATTAGAAGTTGAAGTATCTTCGGCTCAGTAACTGCAATACAAGTGCAGTGTTTCTCTCTCATCCTCATTACTACTTCAGTAAGAGTAGAAGGAGTACTACTATTCAATGATACTTTAGTATCAGTATTATTAAATACTCCTTTTAGAAGATTAATATACGGCTCATCTTCTTTACTTAGTTGAAAAAGTATATTAATTGTCATTTCTTATTCACTACTTTTCATACTAGAGGACAGACGAGAGAGATAGAAGAAAGAAAGAAAAAGCAAAAGCTCCCCTACCTACTTCAGTAAGGGAGCTTCTACTACTTCTTCCTAATGCTATTGCTGCATAGCAACTATGAACTACGCAACTGCAATCTTCGTAATAGTCATGAAGTTCTTATCTTCGTTATCTGTTCCCTTCTTCCCTTTCTTCCTCTTTACTGCTACAATAAGCTCAAGTCCCTTACTGGCTTCAATAATCTCTCTTACTGAAGATGCTCCAGTCGCCTTACTGATAGGCTTAGCTACTTCCTTAAACATACCCATACCATATTCATTATCTCTCATGAATACTTGAGTAGCAATATCTCCTACTTTTGGCTCATCTTCTCCTTCTTCAAGATTATCAGGAAGAACTTCAAGAACTTCTTTGATAGTCATAGCAAGCTCAAATGCTGGATGCTTATTTACATTCTTTAGTTCAAAACCTTTTTCAAGAAGAACAAGATATGCTCCAGTAGGAAGCGCCTTAAATCCTGGAAGATCATCAATATCATCAAGAGATGCGTCAAGATCAATTGGATTGATAGAACCTGCTGTATCGGCCATTAGCTAGTTACTCTTTCTTTGCTGCGGTTGATGTTGATGAAGTTAGTGCAGCAGCTATTTTAGCTGCCTTCATTGCTGCTATTCTAGCTTTAGCAGCTTCTGCTGGAGAGAGTTCAGGCACTTCTGTAACCTTATTCTCCACTTCCAGTAGTTCTTTTGTTTGTTCTACATCTTCTGTCCCTGAGTAAGTAGAGACTGATGTAGATACTTCTTCCTTTATATCTCTAAGAAGAGGGATTACATTACTTTCAGGTATTTTTGCAGTTGATAGATGTTCCATCTTACCTTCAAAGAAGGGTAGAAGTGTAGGACGTTCTTCTGTTTGTTTTTCTAGTATAATATCAGTGCGACTGCCGGTAAGGACACTAGCAATATATGTAGTAGCACTACCGAAGTTATGTTTTTTATTAGCAACCCTAGAGTAGATAATGTGATCAAAGTATTTACCTGCATTCCTACTAAAAGGAACAGTTCCAACAAGTGGGACAAGTTTTTTACTTCCGTCCTCCATCTCTG